AACATGGCGGAACGATCCTTGCCATCGGAGCCTCAATTGGTGTGGGTCTGACCATGTGGGAGACGGGAAAGGCGACTGTGAAGGCTACCACGCTCGTTACTATGAACAAGGACGAGCCTATGACGAAAAAAGAAATCGTCAAAGACTGCTGGAAGTTTTATGTTCCGGCTGCTGTGGCCGGTGCTGGAACTGTGGCGTGCATTCTGGGTTCCAATGCGCTGAACAAGAAACAGCTGGCCAGTATGACTGCTGCCTACATGGCACTTGGAAAAACCTATCAGGAGTACCGCAGGCAGGTGGCGGAGCGCATCGGTGCTGAAGAGGAAAAAAAGCTTCGCATGGAAGTTGCTGAAAAGACAAAAGGCGAGGATGTTCAGCGTGATAAAGATGGTGATGTCATCCGGCTGTTCTACGAGCCTGCGTCGAAAAGATATTTTCATGCCACCATGTCCCGTGTCATTGAGGCATCGTACTATTTCAACCGGGAACTGGCAACGAACGGTTGCATTTCTGTGAACGAATGGTGCAACTATCTCTGCGCTGATGAACTTACCGTTACACCAGAAGGCGACGAAATGGGATGGTGTCTGGACCAACTCATATATGACTTGGACGCCTACTGGATGGACTTTGAATACGATAAACAAATCACGGATGATGGACTGGAGTGCTATTACCTGGCGCCTGCACTTGATCCGGTTAAAAATTACCTGAATTATGAGGAGGACACTTATCATGCATAAGATCGACTGGTGGAAAGTTGCATCTGTGGCACTGATGGCTGCAAGCGCAGTGCTGAGCTTTGGACATGACCTGATCGAGGATAAAAAGACCGAGGAAGACCTGCAGGATATGGTGCAGGAAGAAGTTCGGCGGCAGCTGGCGGAAAAGAACCAGTAAACGCGAAAAATACAGGCTCCTTTATGGAAGAGAAATCCAATTTGAACAAAGTAAAGGAGAATGATATTTATGTACGATTACAATTTTTACGAACAAATGGACAGCCTGATGGTAAATCTGCTGGTAGATCTGGCCATCAACATGGTACGTGTGCTGTATGCTACAGTACGATACGTGTTGATGCAGCCAATCAGACTGGTGGAATACATCTGGTACTGTATCCAGATCGAGCGTGAATGTGACCGTGAGGAAACGATTCGCTTCGAGAATTTGAAACGAACTGGACACATCTGACGAAAGCGAGGGCTTACGAGAAATCGTAGGCTCTTTCTTTTTTATATTTTACGGAGGTATGAAAAAAATGAACCTGAAATCACTTGCAAAGGCGAGCAGGCAGATGCTGAATCGCAATGCATCCAAGATCCTGGCGGGCTTTGCCATTGGTGCAGGCGTCATGGCTGTAGGCTTCGCCATCGAGGCAACTCCGAAGGCGATGATTCTGTTGGAGGAAAAGAAGGCAGAGCTCGGTGTCGAAAAGCTGGATGCGAAGACCATTGTCAAAACGGCTGGCCCGGTATACATTCCGACGGTCGTGAGCATGGGCCTTTCAACCGCGTGCACGATCGGTGCGCTGAAGGTGAAGAGCCAGCAGAACGCCGCGCTGGCTGCAGCGTGCACGCTCTCGGAAACGGCTCTGCGAACCTACCAGAATAAAGTCGTTGAGACCATTGGTGCAGAGAAGGAACAGGAGATCCGTGAGGCTGTTGCTCTGGATAAGATGGCAAAGAGTCCGGAGCCGGCTGTGATCCCGAATGCAAAAGGGGTCAAAACGGATGATATTTCCTATGACCAGCGAGTGAAATGCTGGGAAAGCCTGAGCGGGAACTACTTTTGGACCACACGAAATGCCATTGAACGGGCTATCAACGGGGTCAACAAGCAACTGCTCAGCGATTTCCGTGTGACCGAAAACGACCTGTTCGACTATCTGGGCATGGAACATAACCGAAACGGCGATCTGCTTGGGTGGGATACCGACACGACCATGGAAGTGGAAACGTTCTATGCTTCCAAACTTGATGAAGACGGAATGCCGTGTCTTGTACTGGACTACCGTACACCGCCCAAGTGGCTGGGCTATTGATTTTTTTTTCAATGCCCAGAACAGACGCGAAAAATTCACCTTGCTTTATGGAGGTAAAACTCCAACATTACAAAACTTTATATTTAAGAAAGAGGTAACAAAAATGGACGAAATGAATAATGTGACTATGGAGAACGAGACTTCTATGGAGGTCGCTCCTGTTGAGAGTGTTGTTCCTGCTGAGGCAGAGAATCCTGCTTACAACAACGACTGCGAGAGCAGCGCTGGCATTAGCTTTGGCACTATTGTCAAGGTTGGTGCTGGTGCGGTGCTTGTCGGAGCCGCTGCTGTCAAGTTTGGTATTCCGCTGGTGAAGAAGGGCTTCAATCACATCAAGGAGTCGATTGCCAACAAGAAGATGAAGAAAAACGAAGTCATCGACGTTGAGTCGAAAGAAGTTCCTTCTGACGAGGAAACTACGGAAGAAGAGTAATGTTTGGTAAGGCGAGAGCTGTGGAGAAATCTGCAGCTCTTACTTTTTTTGTTTTTTGAAAGGGGAAAGACATGGCACAAGTAGACATGCCGAAGTCCAGCATTGGCCAGACGCCGACTGAGCCGAAAAAGAAACTTGAGAAGGTCGTCAAGGGTAAGGTGGCGGTGAAAGAGCAGAGCGATATGCAGAAGATCGCATCACAGTTTCTGGCCGAAGACCTGAAAACGGTGAAAGATCGTATCCTGACCGATTACCTGCTGCCGATGCTCAAGAACGGTGCATGGAGCATTCTGAACTCTGCGTTCAGCATTGCACTCTGGGGTGAAGACCGCAGCCGCGGCGGCTCGAACAATTACTACGGAAACAACCGTGGGCAGCGCAACAGCTATGATGGCTATTATCAGGGCAGCCAGAACAATCGCCCGAACCCGCCGCCTGTACGCAGAAGTCTGCAAAATCTGGATTTCGAGAGTCGGGGTGATGCTGAGGACACTCTGGCGGGTCTCAGGGACGCACTGTACCGCTACCGGCAGGTTTCGGTGGGTGACCTGTGGGATCTGATGGGCGTGACCAACGATTCGACCGACTACAATTATGGTTGGTACAATCTCGATGATGCATTTATCAAGGGCATCCCCGGCGGATTCCGACTGATTCTGCCGCACACTGTACCGCTGCGCTGATAGAAAGGACTGATATTTTATGAAGTTCGAGCGAAATGTCGAAAGCATTGCTTTTGCATATGAAACGGATGCAATCGATACACTGGTTCATCTCAAAGATATTATCAAGGCCTATGGCCGTGTGACTGTCAAGGACTTGATGGACCTGGTAGGCGTAGCACCGAATCCCGATGACGATAGATTGGGCTGGCTAAATGTCGATGACACAACGATCAACCTCATTGAGCAGGACAAAGAGCATCCGTATTGCTTGATGCTTCCGCACCCGGTTTCTTTTAACGACTAAAATTCAAGAAAGGACTGATATTTTATGAAGTTTCTGAAAAACGTGAAAACCGACGAGTTCATGGCAACTGTGACCCGGACTGCCTCGAAGTATGGCTATAAGCTGAAGAAAGCAAGCCCTACCATCATGATCTTTGGTGCTGCTATTGTGGGCGTAGCAGCGACCGTCTCTGCCTGCAAGGCGACTGTGAAGGCTCAGGATATTCTGGAGGATCATAACGAGATGGTGAAAGCCATCCATGAGACCAAGGAAAAGGTCAATAGCGGTGAAATGATCCTGAAGGAAGGCGCTGCCTACACCGAGAACGATTACAAGAAGGACCTGACCACGGCCTATGTGCAGACCGGTCTGAAGCTGGCGAAAATCTATGCACCTGCAGTAACCATGGGCACGGTTGCACTCGGCTGTATGTTCGGCTCGCACCACATCATGACCAAGCGTAACGCCAGCCTGACTGCCGCCTACATCGCTCTGGATAAGGCCTTCAACGAGTATAAGGGCCGTGTGACCGACCGCTTTGGCGACCGCGTACAGCAGGAGCTTGAGCACAATATCAAGGCCGTTGAGGTTGAGACCACCCGGAAGAATGAGCAGGGTGTAGAGGAGACTGTCAAAGAGTATACGGATGTGGCAATGGCACACACCAGTCCCTATACGCTGATCTACGACGAGACTGTGAGCTCCTGGGATAAGGATGCACAGCTGAACATGTCCCATCTGATCCAGGCGCAGGCTGCTGCAAACCGGAAACTCCACCGCCAAGGCCATCTGTTCCTTAACGATGTCATTGATATTTTGGACCCATATGGCAACGGTATGCACCACACCCCCGAAGGCCAGGTCGTCGGCTGGATCTTGAGCCAGGGCGATCCTATGAAGGAAAATCGTGTGGACTTTGGTGTAACCAACTATGTTGAGAACAACGATGCGCTGAACAATTTCATCGACGGGTTCGAGCGCTCTGTCCTGCTGCGGTTCAACTGTGACGGCGTGATCATCGACAAAATCTGAGACTGATATTTTGGAGGAACTTGCTATGACCAAATACGTTAAGACACTTTCTTATCTGTTTGCTGCCATGGCCGGAGTGTGCTTCGTCTCTGGTCTGGCAGTTCTTTCGGAGTGAGGTGTACGATGGACAGTTTGGAAAATGCATTCCTGTTTCTGGACTATCTGACCGATACCAAGCGCAAGCGCCACATGGTGGGAGGCATTCTGATGAGTGTCTCCCTTTTCTTTGGCGGTCTGGCGTTTACCATGATGACGATTAAAGGAGAAGACAATGAATCGGACAATTCGTGATGTTTTGCTGTTTGGCGCAGGTTTTGCCGCAGGTGCATACGTTATGCACACGGTCTTCCGTACGAAGTACCAGGAGTACGCCGATGCACAAATTGATGATATGCGCGACCACTACCGCAAGAAGGAAGCTGATCTGGATACCATGATCGAAGAAAAGGCCCAGCAGAAGAGCATGGAGCAGCTTACGGGAAAGTACCGCACCGAGTCCGACCCGGAAGATATTGTGACCCACGACCCCATTGAGATCATTCAGCCGGACGAGTTCGGTGACATCGACGACTATGAGACTCGCGGGCTGACCTATTATGCCGATGGCAAGCTGGTATTCGACGAGGAGACGATGCCTGTGAACGACGATGATATTCCGAACATCATCGGAACAGAGGCGCTGAACCACTTTGGCGAGTTCATGCCCAGCACGATTCATGTGCGAAACAACAACTATCATAAGGACTATGAGATCATTCAGGTTCGTCAGAACTGGGGCGACCTCTATCCGGAAGAGGAGGAAGAATGATATTTTCGGATCTTGGAGAACAGTATTATGACTGGCTCCACAAAATCGTGTGCGGCGAATGGAAGCCGAGAAATCTCTCGTTCCATCGGCTGCTCATGTACTTACATAATCGCACTTATATTCCGGACTGCGAAATGGACAAGTGCAGAGCAGAAGATGGTGTGAATCTGCGTTACCGTTTTGCTAGCGAATGCGATATTCCGTATGACAAGATCGATGCGGAGTTCCACGGTGTTCCGTGCAGTATGCTGGAAATGATGGTGGCCCTTGCAGTGCGCATCGAAGAACATATTATGGAGGATTCCAGTGCGGGAAACCGTGTCGGGCAGTGGTTCTGGAATATGGTTGTCAGTCTCGGGCTTGCTGCCATGGACGACGGCCGGTTTCACGAAGACCGGGCAGATTATATTCTGGACAGGTTTGAGCGCAGAGACTATGAATACAATGGTGCCGGCGGTCTCTTTACAGTGAACCATCCGACCGAAGATATGCGTCGGCTTGATATTTGGTATCAGCTGATGCACTACCTGCAGGAAAACGAATTTTGAAAGGAAAATCAACATGGATATGACGAATATTATGTATGAATTGGTCAACACCAAAACTTCGCTGACCATTGCAGACCGTACCATCGAAACTTTGCAGAAGCAGAACCGGCGTCTGAACCGTCGGTGCCTGCGCCAGAGTCTGATGATCGCAGGTCTGACATGGCTCACCGTTACGGCCTGCAGGATGCTGAGCGAGAACGATAAGAAGCGCAAAGAGGCTGAGGAAGATGCCCGGCAGCTCCACGCGGAACTTGCTCACACGCAGCAGGTGTTGGACGATGTGAACCGCAAGAACGCCGAACAGTTTTGGACGGAGAGCAGCACAAGTGCGACGGAGCCCGAAAAAGATATCTGCTGCGATGGGAAGGCAACCATTACCAAAAATCCGGAATAAAATGCATGGAAAGGAGGAAGTCAGTTGCCGATGATTGATTTCCTGAGGATCGCCACGCGAACCGGAAAGCACGGGGTGATCGAAGTGTACCCGAACTTTATCATCACCAAGTCGAAAGACCTGATGATCCGGGGTTCTGATTTCTATGCGATCTGGCTGGAAGAACGCGGCTTGTGGAGTACCGAAGAGCAGGATGCGTTGCAGCTCATTGACTGTGAACTTGATATTTATGCAAACGAGCATAAGCAGTTTCTGGGCGATAATGTTCGAGTCTTACATATGTGGGATGCACAGTCTGGCATGATTGATATTTGGCACAAATATTGTCAGCGCCAGATGCGGGACAACTATCATACCCTCGATGAGACATTGATATTTGCAAACACCTCTGTCAAAAAAGACAGTTATGCATCCAAACGACTGCCGTACCCGCTGGAACAGGGGAGCATTGCCGCCTACGACGAGCTGATGACCACGCTGTATACGCCGGAGGAACGTGAAAAGATCGAATGGGCCATTGGTTCCATTGTAAACGGGGATTCCAAAAAGATCCAGAAGTTCCTTGTTCTGTATGGTCCGCCCGGAAGCGGCAAATCGACCATTCTGAACATCATCCAGAAAATGTTTGATGGATACTGGGCAGTGTTTGACTCGAAGGCGCTTGGTTCATCATCCAATGCGTTTGCACTGGAAGCGTTCAAATCGAACCCACTGATCGCAATTCAGCATGACGGCGATTTATCGCGTATCGAAGACAATACCCGATTAAACTCGCTGGTTTCCCACGAGACCATGATGGTGAACGAGAAGTTCCGCAGTGCCTACGCAAGCCAGTTCAAGTGCTTCATGTTTCTCGGTACAAACAAGCCCGTAAAGATCACGGATGCAAAATCGGGTCTGATCCGGCGACTGATCGATGTGGAGCCGAGCGGCGAAAAAATACCGGCAAAGAAATACCGCGACCTCGTAGGAAAGGTTGACTTTGAATTGGGTGCTATTGCATGGTATTGCAAAGACGTTTACGAGAAAAACAAGCATCGTTACGACGATTATGTTCCGACACGAATGCTTGGTGCATCCAACGACTTCTACAACTTCATGCTGGACTCCTACTACATCTTCAAAAAAGAAGATGGCGTATCGCTGAAACGTGCCTGGGCAATGTACGACACCTACAATCAGGAGGCAAAGGTTTCGTATCCTTACTCCAGGCGAGCGTTCCGTGAAGAATTGATGAACTATTTCTCGGATTACAAAGAACGTGCCGAGAATATGAACGGCGAACGGGTGCGCAGCTACTACAGCGGCTTCAAGTACGAAAAATTCAAAGAATTTCTGGAGGACCCTCCCCCCGGGGATGATGCGGGAAATGACCCCCCTGCCTCCTCCTGGGTCGAATTGAAGGAGCAGCATTCTCTCTTTAATGATATTTGCAAGGACTGCCTGGCGCAATATGCGAACGAAAATGGCACTCCCATGCAGAAGTGGGAGAATGTCAAAACCAGATTGACCGGGATCGATACAAAAAAGCTGCATTATGTAAAAGTTCCGGAGAATCACATTGTCATCGACTTTGATATTCCGGGGCCGGATGGAAAAAAGAGCTTCGAGCGCAACCTGGAAGCTGCCTCCAAATGGCCCCAGACCTATGCGGAGCTGAGTAAATCTGGTGCGGGAATCCACCTGCATTATATTTACACCGGCGATGCAACGAAGCTGAGCAGAATCTATGACGAGAACATTGAGGTCAAGGTGTTCACGGGAAAATCTTCTCTGCGAAGAAAATTGTCGAAGTGCAATGATATTTCCATCGCAAACATCAGCAGTGGCTTGCCGTTGAAGGGAGAAAAAGCAATGGTCGATGTAAAGCAGATCCAGAATGAGAAGCATCTGCGCATTCTCATCAAGAAAGCGCTGGCAAAGGAGATCAGCCCGTATACGAAGCCAAGTGTGGACTTTATTTCCCATGTTATGGACGAGGCATATGAAGGCAACGTCCCTTATAATGTGGATGACATGCGGAATGCCATCTTGGGGTTCGCTGCCAGCAGTACCAATCAGGCGGAGACCTGTCTGAAGATCGTGGCGAAGATGCACTTCAAATCGAAGGATGATATTCAGCGGGAGGCCCCTGCGGGGGAGGAAACGCCATTGATATTTTTCGACGTGGAGGTGTTCCCGAATCTGCTGCTCGTGAACTGGAAGTTTGCCAAGCAGGGGCCTGTACACCGCATGGTGAATCCTGCACCGGACGAGATCGAGAGCCTGACAAAGTATCGGTTGGTCGGCTTCAACAACCGCAAGTACGACAACCATATCCTTTGGGCCCGCATGATCGGGATGTCGGTGGAGCAGATCTATGCGTTGTCCAACCGGATCATCAACGAGCACACTGGCTTCTTTGGTGAGGCGTACAACCTGTCCTACACTGATATTTACGACTTCTCATCGAAAAAACAGAGCCTAAAGAAGTTTGAAATCGAATTGGGCATCAAGCATCAGGAGCTGGGGCTTCCGTGGGATCAGCCGGTGCCGAAGAGCCTGTGGGACAAGGTGGCCGAGTATTGCGACAACGACGTGATCGCGACCGAGACCCTATTCTACTCGAAAAAGCGTCAGGCAGACTTTGTGGCACGTGAGATCCTGGCAGACCTTGCCGGTATGACGGTGAACGACACGACAAACTCGCTGACAACACGCATTATTTTCGGCAAGGAAAAACACCCCCGGCTGGTCTACACCGACCTTGCCACGGGGAAATCCGATGCGATCGTGGAAGTCGAGCCTGATATTTTGACGGACTGCAACATCATCAATGCCTTTCCCGGTTATGAGTGGGCCAAAGGTGAAGACGGCAAGTACCACAACATGTTCCGAGGCACAGACCTGGGCATGGGCGGTTATGTCTACGCTGAGCCAGGAATGTACACGAATGTAGCTTTGCTGGACGTTGCGTCGCTGCATCCGCATTCGGCTGTTGCCATGAACTACTTTGGTGAGTACACCAAGCATTTCAACGACCTGATGGATGTGCGAATCTACGTCAAGCACGGCGAGTACGAGAAGGCAAAGGGTCTCTTTGGCGGTAAACTGGCAAAATACCTCGATGACCCGCAGCAGGCAAAGGCTCTGGCGCAGGCGTTGAAAATCGCCATCAATTCGGTTTACGGGTTGACCAGTGCAAGCTTCGATAACCCGTTCCGCAACCCCAAGAACGTCAACAACATTGTGGCGCTTCGAGGGGCTTTATTTATGCGCACTTTGCAGGATGAAGTGCAGCAGCGTGGCTTTAAGGTGGCGCACATAAAAACGGATTCGATCAAGATCCCCGATGCGACCCCGGAGATCATTGCATACTGCATGGATTTTGCAAAGAAATACGGCTACACGTTCGAGCATGAGGCGACCTATGAGCGGATGTGTCTGGTGAACAATGCCGTTTATATTGCAAAGTATATGGCTGCCGACCAGTGCGAGGCGCTTTACGGTTATATCCCTGGCGACTGCAAGGACGAAGGCGGCGAATGGACGGCTACGGGCACACAGTTCCAAGTGCCGTATGTGTTCAAGACCCTGTTCTCCAAGGAGAAGATCGAGTTCACTGACCTCTGCGAGACAAAGACCGTTTCCAAGGGCGCTATCTATCTCGACAAGAACGAGGATCTGCCTGAAGGCGAGCACAATTATATTTTTGTGGGCCGCGTTGGACAGTTCTGCCCGATCATGCCGGGAAAGGGCGGCGCTCTGCTGCTGCGGGAAGCGGGCCTGACGGATACCGGCGAACGGAAATATGCTTCTGTGACCGGAGCAAAGGATTACCGCTGGCTGGAAAGCGAGGCGGTCTATCAGCTTCAGATGCAGGAGGATATCGACAAAAGATATTTCAACCGGGAAGTCGATGAGGCAGTTGAGGAAATCTCCAAGTACGGCGACTTCAACTGGTTCGTTGGTGACGACGGTGTTGCTCCCTGGACAGCACCGGATCTTCCATGGAGCGATGCGCAAGAAGAAGCAGCAAGAAATTTTGACGTGAGGTGATATTTTATGGAGAACAAGCTGTGTGATTCCCAAGGACAACTGATTGGCTATATCGAAACCGTCGAGAAGAATATGCACGACGGCCTGACGAGAGTGATTCTTCATACTGGTCATAAACTCATATTTCTCTCGGGTGATCTGATCGCTGATTGGGGTGGTAATTTGAGTATTCGTTATGGAGGGCTCAATGCGGGTAAGAAGAAGAGCACTTCTGCTGCGAACACCGCTGCTATCAAGGACGTTATCTTTGCTCCTCCGGCCACGATCGTTTACTGGTCGGATGGCTCCAAGACCGTTGTGAAGTGCAGCGAGAAGGATGTTTTCGACCCGGAGAAGGGGCTGGCCATGGCAATTGCAAAGCGTTGCGGCGGCAACAAGGGCAGCTATTACAAGGAGATCCAGAATTGGGTCGAGAAGAGCGGGAAGAAGTATCCCGGGAAGACTGCTACGCAGAAGAAAGCTGCCCCTAAGTCTAATCCCGATCGAGAATATATGAAGAAGTGGATTTCCAAGGCCAATGAGGACTGGGAATGAACTCCTTAAAGCCAGCGCAAATAATGACCATACGGAGCTCCTTCTCAATATGAATTCCCTCACTGCAGACCTGAAAATTCTGGAAATTGAAATCAACAAGTAAAAAGGAGACTGATATTTATGTACACCAAGCGCCAGAAAGTCAATATCGACGATACCCGTTTTATCTTTACCACCAACTTCTCCGGCGACCCGGAGCGTGACCGCTTTGGCTCTGACCAGCGCCGTGTCAACGTGGTAATTCCTACCGAGGAGCTCGCGCAGCATCTGCTGGATCTGGGTGTAAAGGTCAAGCAGACCAAGCCGAACCCTGAGCGCACTTACGACGAGCCGTTTGTGCCCACGCTCTACGTGCCGGTCAACATCAAGATGGACTCCAAGTGGCCGCCGCACATCTATTGGGTCACAACTGCTGGCAAGCGCCTGCTCTGCAACGAGGACACCATCAGCCAGCTGGACTTCATCCGCGTCAAGAACGTCTGCTTGCAGGCAAATCTCGTTGAGAAGAGGAACTTCCCTGGCGAGTACAGTCTGTACGCCGATGTGATGTATGTTGAGCAGGATGCTGATGCTGACCCGTATGCGGAGCGCTACGCTCAGTACGCAGAGCCTGCTCCTGAAGTGCCGTTCTAAGGAGGATACTATGGAAAAACTGTTTATCAGCTGTCCGATGCGCGCTCGCACTGCAGAACAGATCCATGCGACTATGGACCAGATGCATAAAATCGCCGAGGCTATTTTCGGCGAAGAACTGGAGGTCATCCCGACTTACTTTGAGGGAACCCCTCCTGAAAATGCCAATGACCGTCTGTGGTATCTTGGTAAATCCATTGAGAAAATGTCCGAGGCGGATTGCTTCATCGGCATTTTCGATGACCAGAAAGCTTATGATGGCTGCATCATCGAGAACCATGTCGCCAAACTCTACGGTGTACCGCAGTATCTGGTGAATATTGCGTACGTAGCACCGGACATCATGGAGCAGCGTTTGCAGAATATGGTCTGATGGTATTTATCGAGTGCCGGGGTCGGTCCTCGGTTTAATGTGCCAGTCGGTGAGTGCCCACGTCGCAAATGGCGTTCTCAGAGGAAACAGCTCGATTGATATTTTGATTTTGGGAGGTTGAACGTATGAAAGTCTTGAGAATCCAACCCAAGAAGTATCCTGAAGTTATTGAAATCGACGGCTCGCTCGAATCTCTTCAGAAAGAAGTGGCCGGTCCGATTCAGGCGGTCTACCCGTGGGATGATCCGGTTGCACTTATATGCAACGAGGAAGGAAAACTGGCCGAAGATTCCTTCAGTAACTGTAACAGAGTGCTTCATAATGAGATTGGGATTCCCTATGATATTGTTGTTGGAACTTTCCTGATCGTTGGTCTGACCGAGGATGATTTCGGCGACCTGTCACAGGAACTCATTCAGAGGTACGAAAAGCTTTTCCATAACCCGGAAGAGTTTGATTACTTTACGGATGCTCAGGGAAGAACACATCTGGACGTTCGCCCCTGTGAACCTGAAGATAACGCGAAATAATCCACTTCCTTAGCAGATGCATAAGAGCTTCGGAGAAATCTGAGGCTCTTTTTATTTTGGGTCAGTAGCTTAGTCTGGCTGAAAGCTGGCAGCTCATAACTGCATGATCGCGGGTTCAAATCCTGCCTGACCCACCAGAGGTGCAAGCCTTATATTTGAATAAACAAAGGAGAGAACAGCATGAGCGCAAGAAACTATGTTCCGGCAATGGTGAAATGGATGGTCGAGGAAGGTACCAAGAACACCTCAAGCGGCAACTGGATATTCACGAGCGCGGAAATTGCAGAAGCATTTCCTGTAGCCGAAAGCAGCGTGATTGAGATGTTTGGAGCAATCCTGACCGAAGTTTATCAGCATGAAGCTGTGGCGGAAGCAAATGTAAATTTCGAGAGCGACGGTTCGGCAACTTTCGATTTGACCTTCTACACAGATTATTGCCCGAATATCAGTGATGAAACAAAGGCTGGGTGATTTTCATGGGTGATAGCAAAGTTACAAAGCGCTGTGCAAAGTGTGGCGCTGTGATGCACAACGTGTCTGTGGCAAGGAAATACTGCGATTTTTGCAGATTTGGCTATGCAACCAATGATTCGCCGCTGCCTTTGGAGCACCCGAAGTACACTGGACCAACTCTGCAGGAAATCATGAGAGAGGCTACCAAGGAGGGACTTCAGTATGCAGAATACTGTAAAAAGCATGGACTGCACTAATCACATAAAGGAGCTCTGGAAAGTTTTTACAAAAGAAGGCAAAGAACTTTTTTCCTACACGATTCGCGGTGAAGGTGAAGACGAGGAAGAATGCACCAAACAGCTTTTAGCTTATGAGAACCATTGCTATCCTAACCAGATTCATGTTCACACGGAAATGAGGTGATTGGATGGCAGGTATAACGCTCTATGACTACCAAAAAGATGCGCTGAAACGAATGAAAATCGGATGCATCTTATGTGGTGGTGTAGGAAGCGGAAAATCAAGAACAAGTTTGGCATTTTACTATACGCTCTATGGTGGCACAGTCAACACCAAAAACTATGTTAAGATGCATGATCCACCCGACTTGTGTATTATCACCACTGCGAGGAAGCGCGATACAGGCGAGTGGGAGGAAGAACTGGCCCATTTCTATATGTCCACCGACAGCAACCTTGATATTTACGATCACAAGGTGGTTGTGGATTCATGGAACAACATCGGAAAGTACGTCGGCGTGAAGAACGCATTTTTCATTTTCGATGAGCAGAGAGTTGTTGGCAGCGGGCAATGGGTCAAATCCTTCCTGAAAATCACGAAGGAGAATGACTGGATTCTTCTGAGCGCTACTCCGGGAGATTGCTGGACAGATTACATTCCGGTGTTTATTGCAAACGGGTTCTATAAAAACCGGACGCAGTTCAACAATGAACACGTAATCTATAGTCGTTTTTCCAAGTTTCCGAAAATTGACCGGTATCTGAACACCCAGCGACTGGTACGCTTGCGTGAACGGGTGCTTGTAGATATGGACTTTGAGCGACCTACTGTATCTCACCATGAGAATGTTTTTGTCGAGTATGACAAGCCTAAGTATCTGGAAATTTGTAAAACTCGCTGGAACCTGTGGGAAAACAAACCCATTGAGACCGCCAGCGAGTTTTGTTATTTGCTGCGGAAACTGGTGAACACAGACCTGACTAGGTCGCAAAAAGTTCTGGATATTTGCATGACCCGCCCCAGAGTCATAATCTTCTATAATTTCGATTATGAGCTGGATATTCTCATGAATCTGCCCTATGGCAATGATGCGGAAATAGCACAATGGAACGGCCATAAGCACCAGCCAATCCCTGACGGTAAGAAGTGGGTATATCTGGTCCAGTACAATGCGGGTGCAGAAGGTTGGAACTGCATCAAGACCGATACCGTCATATTCTACTCGCAGAACTACTCCTACAAGATTATGGAGCAGGCTGCAGGCAGAATCGACCGGCTGAACACACCTTACAAGAACCTGTTCTACTATCATCTGAAGAGCAGGGCTGGTATTGATCTTGCAATCGGCAGAGCCCTGATGGAAAAGAAAAAGTTCAACGAAAGGAAATTTTATGGCATATAAAAATTGTCCGATGTGCACGAGATATGATTATTGCATGGAAGACGGGCGAGTGTGTGGCGTTACCGAAAAACTCATTGAACAATGGTTTGACGAAAAGCTCGAAGTATTAAACGAGACCCTCGATGTTTGTCGGCAACAGTCAGCATTTGGAAATGTTTTTCTCATGCTGTCTGATAGCGATATTGAGGCATTGAAATCGGGAAAGGTTTTGCACTGGGCGGGCGAAACGTTCAAATGCGGAATATTTGTTCGATATGAAGGAGTCAAGAAAAATGTGCAACCCATCGAAGAAAACAATCAAGAAAATCGACCGGATGCTGGAGAGCAGATGTAAGGAGCATAGAACGTTTGGAAATGCGCTGAAAATGTATATTTTTCGCAATCCTACTGAAATCGGCTTGGATTATGTAACATTCTGCGGCAAGGCTGGATATTTCATCGGAGTTTCACTGGAGGAATCTGGTGAGTACAACTTCTTCGGCATTTATTCGCCGGAGCAGGTGTTGGAGGTTGTCTGATGCAAAATTTGTCGAAGAAGCACTTGAAACAGATTTACAGGCGCAGGAACGGCTTTGGCGGAGCTACCGTTATGTTAAGCAAGTTCTTTCGTGCCGCTCCGAACAACCGGGCAGATTACAATAAAATGATGGACTGGCGCTGGAGCATGTGCACAAACGTTCGCTACATGATTCCGGGAGAAAAATTAAACGGGGCAAAAAAGTAGCTCTGAGACATGAAGGACTTGTTAAGAGTGCTTATTTCTTAAATGCCGGTCTCGCAGATTTAGGAGCGACGATTTTAGATGCTACGTCTAGTATCAACAATTTTACATCAAATTTGAGAGGAGTATTTGAAAAATGAAAGAACTTGAAAAGAAAGTTGCAGAAGCCGAACTCAAAAAGGTTAAAGATGAAATCTTGACGTATGCCAACAAAGATGAACTGGCAAATCAGGTCGTTACACGGACAACTGCCGATCCGGAATTTCGTCACTTTATTGTACTGACGATACGGGCGATTACCCTGATGAGAACGCTGGAGGAAGAGAACAATGATTAAGGACTCTGGCGACCGCACCGAATTTGAAACCGGTGCCAAGCGTGATATGCATGCAGGAAAGGGGCGGATGGATCTTTTGCCTTGGTATGGCATCATGGAGGTCAGCAAGCACTGCGAAGAAGGCGCACTGAAATACGGCGAACACAATGTTGATAAGGGCATCCCGCTGCATTCGCTGCTGGATAGTGCTTCTCGGCATCTGGCGAAGTACATGGTCGGAATGGACGACGAGGACCACCTGCGAGCTGCCTGCTGGAATTTGCTTTGGGCTCTTAACCAGCGCGTGACGCACCCGGAATTGGATGATAGGTTTGTGCCAAAGATGAAAAGCTCGAACGATGAACAATTTATTACAGTTGTCTGCAGTTCCTGTGGTAGTCATTTTGAAGCGCCGACCGAATGGTGGGTCCGTAAAAGAGCACAGTATACCAATATTCCAGACGGAGTGATGACGACTTGCCCTCATTGTGGGAATGTAACAATCGTTCGGGAGGTGAAGCCTGATGAATGACTGGATGCGCGAAGTGGATTATGCAACCTACTGCCCGAAGTGCAAGAGCTTCAAGGTGCTGGAGACGGATGAACCCTGCAACGAGTGCCTGACGGAGTGTGCACGGGAGGGCAGCAAGAAGCCCGTGAAGTTCGAGGAGAAGACGCGAAAATAACAGACTCCTTTATGAGGTAAACTCATATTTGAAAGGAGATACTTATTATGAAAAAAGCATTGAAGGTTATTGTAAAAATGGCATGTATGTGCGGTGCCGTAGCATTACTGCTGTTTGAAGCTTATGACACATGTATTAGACCGAAGATCAATATGATCAAATCTGAGACATGGAACAAGGCTTGGGACAGCGGGTATAAATACGGATATCACAATGGCCGTTTTTGCGGACTGTATGATGCACTTAGAAACGAGTATATTACACATGAGGAATATGAGAAACTAATTGGAGAAGATTAAAGGTGAAGAGCCGTGGAGAAATCTGCGGCTCTTTGTTTTTTATCATCGAAGGAGATGCTTGTATGCAACGTATGAACATTAAATGCTGCCATTGTGGGGACTATACTCCATTTATCACAGAGGAGAACATTGAAGTTATTCCTCAAGTTAATCTCACAAGAACCGACATGGATTGTTTGGGCGATATCGCTGAGGCATTGAGGGAATGCGGTTGCTTGGGTACGTGCGATTTCTTACGCCGGGTTCAGAGTGAAGTGACCAAAATCGTAGAGTATCAGGAGGAACGGTGAACGCTAAATGATATTTGCTGAAGAGGATTTGAACTCTTTGAATGCTATTGCTGGACTATTGGCTTCATTCGGGTGTGATAGTCAGGCTGGCTGTGTGCTTTATATTCAGCACAAAATCGCAAAGACCATGGAGGCTGACGAAAGGAAATGCAGAAAATGAGAAACATGTCTAAGAAAACCTGGAAACTCCGGGTTTGGAATCACATGACCGAGATTCAGAAGCTTGATCTTCTGCTGAAGCGCGCTAAGGTTCCGCATACTTATGGACGCCGTTGGCCAGAAATGGACAGACCGGACAATCAGGAGTTTCTTCCTGGCGGACGGCATGATGGTGGTGAGCAAATTATTGCATATGATGCTGCTGGAAATCGTATCTGGGATGGCGTTTGGGGCTGGGGTTCCTATGGCTTTGGGCAGGGG